GTCACTCCAGTCAAGTGACAACGTTCCTAGAATTCTGGAGCAATCTCCTAGGTCTCTGCGGTCATGGCAAAGAGAACAACTGGACGGTCAAAGTGGCCGACTACTTCTTTATTGACTGCGGATGCTGTTGGTTCTGGCGCGGCGTATTCCTAGGCGCTGCATCAAGCCTTGCGTTTTTCTTTTTGTGTCTCGTTCTATTAGATTGGATCACTTGACATGGCTTGTGCATCTTGCGGCGGTGGACGCCAGTTGACGCCAAACAAACAGACGCCTCCGGTTTACGTGCAATCGCCGAACCGGATCGTTGTCAATCCGAATTCAAAAAGCGGCGGAAATAAAAACGTCATGCGTCCGAATGGACAAAAGACAGAACGCACACAAGTTTAATCGTGTCGTTCACCGCTGCTGAGAACAATGTCGGTGGTGACATTGTTCTCAATCTACCAAAAATTTTTTATCAGTTCCTAGAACCTGCTCCTTTCAAAGTCTCGTGGGGCGGTCGTGGCGGAGGTAAAAGCTATTCTATTGCAAAATTGCTTGCAGTTATTGGCTTTCAAGACAAAAAGAAAATACTATGCGCCCGTGAGTTTCAAAACACTCTGAAAGAGAGTGCGAAAGCGCTTATCGAAGAAATGATAATCGAACTCGGATTGTCATGGTTTTACAAAATTACTGAGACTGAAATAGAAGGTCTCAACGGTACTTTATTTATATTTAAGGGTCTGCGTCTAAACGTTGGTTCATTGAATTCGATGATGGGTATTGATATATGCTGGCTAGAAGAAGGCCAGTTTAATACCAAAGCATCAATTGATGCCCTTCTCCCTACTATTCGTAAGAAAGGTTCAGAGATTTGGATATCGATGAACCCAAGAAAAAAGACAGACGTTCTCTACGATATGTTCTTAACGGGTACTCCTCCCGAAGGAAGTATCATTATCAATGTCAATTATTCGGATAATCCGTGGTTTTATGAAACAACTCTACCCGCTCAAATGGAGCGGATGCGGTTACGAGAACCGGCGAAATTTCGTCACGTTTGGCTCGGGGAGCTTGAAACCCGTTCCGACGCACTCGTCTTTTCCAACTGGCGAGTGGGTGAGTTGGACATTATCGAAGGAATGCGTCCTTTTTATGGTGCTGACTGGGGATATGCAATTCACCCCACTGTATTAACTGAGTCATTTGTGTTCACCGATACGAACGAATTGTATGTTAATAATGAAGTATATCAACATAAGGTTGAAATTGACAACCTTTCTGAAATGTTTGAGAAAATTCCAGGCGCTCGGTTTGGTTTAATTACTGCCGACAGTGCGCGTCCTGAGTTGATTTCTCATATGCAAAAGTTAAATTGGAGAATTCATCCTTCTGTGAAGGGTAAGAACTCGGTTATCGAGGGCGTTGAATTTATGCGCTCTTTCGATATAGTAGTCAATCCAAGATGTATAAAGACGATAGGTGAGTTTGAGACGTATTCATACGATGTTGATACGAATGGAATAATTCTTGACTGTATAGTCGATGAGAATAACCATTGTCTTGACTCGGTTAGATACGCAATTGAAGCAAGACGCCGCGGTGAACTCAAAGTAAGGATTAGGAATATCAATTGAGTTTCATTAGTGGCCTTGCAAACGCATTTAAATTGAATGGAACTCGTGCGCCGGTGCGTTCTCCCGGTGCTGATCCAGTCAAAGACATGCGTGGATTTTGGCTTGGAGGTATTGACGGTCTTGCGCCAGTTTCATACCAACAGATATTCAAGGCGTCTTATGCTCTTGGCCACCCGGCAATCTTCCGTTGTGTGGATAAGATTGCCTCCGTTGTGCAGGAAGCGCGCATCGTTGCGCGTAAGATACCCAAAGAGGAAGGCGTTTCGTTTATCAGAGAAGATGCAACGACGAAACAGTTGCAAGCTGTTATTGACAATCCGAATGAAACGTATAATGCGATACAGTTCAAATACTGGATAGCTGTTAACATGGCCCTCTTCGGGCAGTTGTTTTTGAAGATCGGGCGCAACTCAATGTTGCTGCCGAATGCAGTTTATCCGCTGCAAACTCCGAATACGACGATACTGTTGTCGAAGAATGGAGCAATTCGAGGATATCGAATTTTAACGGCAGATGGTCTAGGTCATTCAGATTTGCCTACTCGTCAAGTTATTGAAGGCGAGGAACTTACAAAGGCGAGTGCTGGTAAAGCTTGGGGCTATCATATCTTTCGACCGTCAGAAGACGTATTGAAGATGCAGAATTCTCCGCTTCAAGCTGCAACATCGCCAGCGGATATTATAGGACTTCTATTGGCTCGCGCCAAAGATACAGCTTCCGGTATGCCAAATATAAGGCATATCGTTTCTACGGATGGTTCTACCACCATTCAGCAAGAGAACTCGATTATCGAGTTGTTTAGAAATTCAATGCCGGACGGTGAAAAGAGCGGCAAGGTCGGTTTCATTTCCGGTAGTCAAGTTAAAGTTCTCGAATTGAATAACGGAATGATGGACATTCATTCCAAGTTACCTCTCGATGATATGTTCCGCATGGTCGGTGCAATCTTCGGCGTTCCTATGGCGCTTCTCGGTATCAGTTCGGCGGATGGAGCTAAATTCGCTTCTAATTTCGTTGAAAGCCGTCTTGCATTCGTGCAAGATACGATCATCCCTTCATATCTACATCCTATTGAAATGGGATTGACCGAGGCATTGTGTCCGCCTGGTTATGAATACAAGTTTGACCGCGACAATATTCAGGCGCTCAATGATGAACGCGTGAATAAGATGCTCAAGCTGAAAGACATTCCGTTCCTTACAGATGAGGAAAAGCGAATGGCTTGCGATTATCCCGCCAAGCCCGTTCATGGCACTTTGCCTCCTACTCCTTCCAACTTCACTAAACCAGAAGCGGACGGATTACCTCCTGCTGAAGGTGTAAACGGTGGCGGATCAACATGATTAAGAACAATGTCTTCAATTATAAGTTCGATATGAAACTCGATGGTGTAACAACCAAAGGGTTCATCAAGGGTATTGCAACGACTCCGAAGCTCGATAGCTATGATGATATCATCGCTGGCGGAGCTTTCGAACATTCAATTCGCGATCGTGGCGTTACTGGTCCGCGTGGTATCAAGATGCTCGCACAACATGACAGTCGCCACGTTATCGGCAATTGGACAGAATTGAAATACAATGGTGATCCGCTTCATGCGGAAGGTCAACTCGATTTGGACAATCAGAAGGGATTGGAGTATTACAATCATATCAAGAAGGACCAAATCGGTTCTCTCTCCGTTGGCTTCCGAACTCAGGAGCGCACGTACAACGAAGATACATATGTACGAACAATTACGAAGGGTGATCTTCGTGAAATTTCTCCAGTCACTTTTCCTGCAAACGAAGAATGCGTGATTACTCAGGTAAAGAGCGATTACGGCAGTGACGTAAAGTTGTCGGATATAGAGAAAGAGATTGCCCAACAGTTTGGGCTCTCGCGTAAGCAGTCCTGTGGACTTATCCGGGTGGTACGTTCATCCGGCCTGCTTGCCTCTGCCGCGGTTGTCCCTGAGACTGCCGCGGCACCAATCGAAGTAAAAGATGAGTCAAATCTACTCATCTTGAAAATGATTGAAGATATGAAGCATGAGATGCTTCTCGAACACATTCGCCGGGTGACAGAGAGCATCCGAGGTTAATTCAAACGCAAGAAATTGCGTTTCGAAAGTCGTTCATTGAACGACTAATATGTAGGCCCTTTGGGCATGACGCAAACTATTTCTCAACAATCATCCCAAAGGATCAAGATTATGCCCGAACCCACTGGTTCCGAAATGCTGACGAAGGCGGTCTCTGGATTGCAGGACGTTCTGAATACGTCCATCAAGACTCAGAACGAAACGATCGTTGGCCTGAAAGTCGAACTCGACGCCGCAAAGAAGGCGAACGAAGAGGACAAGAAAAAAGTCAGTGATCTCGTCACCACGCTTACGAAGGGTTCGGAAGATATCGCCAACCTTCGCGGCGTCATCGATAC